GCGCGGCTGATTGGGACCCCGGATACTTATCTTATTCCATAACGAATGTTATGTATTCGATCCCAAAGCTAGTACATGGCCCCACCCTTGGCTCCACGACCTTATTATAGTCGCGAAAGCGTCAGGTCAGGGACAACCACAGGTTTATCGTACAGGCGCCAGGCAACGTCTGAAGCGGTAAACTGGGGTACTAACCGGTGAAGATTCCGGCTCTGCTTATTTAACGCAGTTCTCGGGTTGAGAGAAACGTCCATCCCCTGGACCGGGGGGCTAACCCCCCTCTGGTCTAGCCGAACTGCCTTAGAGGAGTATCCATTAGCCCACTACGAAATTATAATCTCAAAGTTTATGAAATATAATCCGCAATGGACGTTATGGTTAAAAGGCGCAGCATTTTATGCTATCCTAGGACTTTGGTCCATCCTTTTCTTGGGCCTAACACCTGTCTTCGTTGCCTGGCTACTAGTCAGAGCACCGGGACTGTGGAGGGTCGAAATCGAGCTCGACACTCTCCGCCGTAAATGGCGGGAGTGGGGGCTTCGACGGACGCTTGAGAAGTCGGGAGTTTTCATTAAACTCACGTCTTTCAAGCCTAAGAACTTGGATTTCCGTTGGCTTGCGCCAACAGAATGGGATCGCGTGATGCTTCGCCTAGTACGCCTCCTTGGCCTTCCGTCTGGACCATTCATGGTCTTTGCGAAGCGCCTTCTTGGGATTTGGGACAAGAGCGGAACACCGTTCTTTATCCTTTATCTCAAGGAGTGTCGCCTTGCACTGATCTCCTGGGCTAATCGGAACACCTACACTCCCAATACGGGTTGTAGGGTCCGACTGTGTCCGGGTGGGTTACCTGCTTGCGTTCCTTCCGCTTTGCGTCCCAGTTCTCTGGGAACTCAATACGGGAGGTTACAATTCAGGGGCCTCCACACGGTGTTCAGCCTCTATAGGGTGATAGATTGGCGAGGGGCGCTGCCGGATTTCTCCAGCATCACTAACCCATTTAGTGGAGTATCCACTCAGCTCCCTTCGTCTGAGATTCAGACGGTGTTAGGTTTCTTCCATATCCCCGCGTGGTCCGATTTCTCGGGTCACGTGAGTCCATGGTTGAATACCTCGTCGGGGCCTAATCATCCCTGGTCTACCTGGAGTAGTGCGAAGGATTCCATTGCTTGGTCCTTACACCCCATCTTATTGATGTGGTATATGGTCTTCACAGTGGCGTCCCGGCAATACCTCTTAGCCTTATGGCTAGGAGTTCTTGCCCACCTTCTTCTACCCGTGGCAATTCTGCTACTGGTTCGCGGTGTAGTCCTACGGCTAGGGCGGCTTGCCGTCCTAGCTAAGGACGGTGGTGGAAAGCGACGAATTGTAGGTGTAGTCGATTATTGGACCCAGTGGGCCTTTAAACCATTACATCTATATCTCTTCGCTATCCTCCGCCGGATTCCCCAAGATGGTACATTCGATCAAATAGCCCCTATTCAGGCCATTTTATCGTATGCGCGTCTTGGGATGCCCAGCTATAGTTTCGACCTGTCGAATGCGACGGACAGATTGCCCGTTGCTTTTCAGCAGCAGATTCTAACCAATTTGATCGGCCGACTTGGAGCCTGTGCGTGGAAGGCACTCATAGTGTCACGACCGTACAATCACCCCAAAGTCGGGGATCTTAAGTACTCCGTAGGACAACCTATGGGTGCACTTTCCTCCTGGGCTATGCTCGCTCTCTCACATCACGTGATTGTGCAGATGGCGGCGCTGCGCGCAGGTTGGAAGGGTTGGTTTCCTCTCTACGCTCTCCTGGGGGATGACATTGTCATCCTTCGGGAGGATGTAGCCCGAGAATATCTGTCGTTAATGCGTTACCTCGGTGTTCCCATCAATATGTCGAAAACTATTTCGTCACAAGTTGGTCTCATCGAGTTCGCTAAGCGAGTCGTGTCTGCTCACCATGGTGATCTTTCCCCAGTCTCCGGACGGCTTCTAGTTGCCGCCGTACGTAGACCGGAAGGTTACCCTGATTTGTGGACTCATATACTAGATCTGGGTTATATCCTATTTCCCAATCAGTTGTTGAAAGTCATGGCGAATCTTTCGTCGGACATCGTCAGAAAGCCGTTTACGGCTCTGAAGATTCCCAACGTTGGAAAAGCCATGATTGCCAGAGTTTTAATACTCAGTCGGTACCGAGAAGGTGTTGTCCTCCGTCCACCGTTACCGGTGGATGAGTGGTTTCTTATCCTTCTAGGTAGTGCCGCACTTGCGCCTCGGATGGAGCTCGAGGCAAAGCTACGCCGGATTTGGGAAACCCGGAATAGTGCAGGTGCGGAACGTCGACGAGCCTGGAATCAAGCCGTTGTGTTCACCACTCAGTGGTGGCGCTACAGCCTGTTTTCAGGAACTCTGGGAGGGGTTCTTTCAATCCCTCTCCTGATTCTCAGCCCAGCCTACTGGGTATCCATGACCGCCCAATGGACAGCTGTCCGAAAACTTTGGTGGGCCAACGTCCTCGGGGTAATGATAGCTTGGGGCATAGGTGCTCGAGTACTCGAGCCTAATGCCGAGCTATATAACATTTCCGCCGAAGATGTCGACCTGAAGAGACCGGATATTCCGGCGCTTCAGATCGAACGGCCCCCAAAACCCAACGTGGGGGATGGGATCACATTCTGGGGCAACGTAATCTCAGACGTCCTCGCACGAGAGGAGTCCAGAAGATGCGGTGCACCTAACCGTGTATCCCAAACCATCGTGGGTGTTTCCGGTCTGTTGGCCGCTCCCGCCCCGCCTTCCTAGCAAGAAGGTAAGGTGAGATGCAAGCCAGGGGTCGGAGGACACTCCAGAGGAGGCGTGCGC